CAGACGCAACTATAAGCAGAGCAAACAAAACCTTTGTGAAAGATGTTTGGCGAATGGAATGATAACACCTGCTGATGTGGTCCATCATAAAACACCATTGACCATGGATAACATCACAGATATGAACATAGCTTTAGGGTGGGACAACCTTGAAGCATTATGCAATCAATGCCATGCAGAAGTGCATGATGAGATTTACCGACAAAGAACCAACAGACGTTACACAATCGACAAGACAACAGGACGTGTGACAATCATTTGACATCCCCCACCATCGATGTTTTTTTATCCCTTTGGGGCACCGATGCAGGGGAGTACAAAAAAATAAATAGCACCAATTTGGAAGGATAAGGCATGGACAATTACATATTTGAGTACTACCAGGCGATAAAAGACGGGAGCTTGAACGTAGGAAGATGGGTGCTTAAGCTGTACGAACTGATTGTGCATGGAATCGAGGACGGCACATGCATTTATTCAGCGAAAAAAGCGGATGCAGCTGTGAGATGGATTGAAAAATACTGCCATCACACAGAAGGCGAAAAGGCACCAGGCAATATAAAGCTTGAGCTGTGGCAAAAGGCGATTATAGCATGTATGTTTGGGGTTTTAGATCCAAAGACAAATAAACGGCAATTTCGTGAAGTGTTCCTTGTTGTGGGACGTAAAAACGGCAAGTCACTTTTTGCGGCGGCTATCGCAAATTACACCTTCTTCATGGATGGTGGGTTTGGCACAAGGGTTTATTGTGTGGCACCTAAACTTGACCAGGCTGACATTATATACAATGACATTTGGACCATGATAACACTTGAAAAGGATCTGTTGTTTGACCGTGAGAAGATAAGAGACAACACAGCACGGCACAGAATGACAGACCTTTTTATTGAATCAACAAATTCGACAGTAAAGAAAATAGCATTCAGCGCAAAGAAAAGTGATGGGTTCAACCCAAATCTTTGCATCTGCGATGAAGTGGCGTCATGGCAGGGCGAAGGCGGTTTGCGTCAATGGGAAGTTATGAAAAGCGGTATGGGCGCAAGAAGTGAACCAATCATGCTTGCCATAACAACATCAGGATACCAGAATGATTCAATCTATGATGAACTTGTAAAACGTTCAACAAGGTTTCTGCTTGGTGAATCAAAGGAAACAAGGCTTCTGCCATTCCTTTACATGATCGATGACGTTGACAAATGGAATGATATCAACGAACTGCAAAAAGCGAATCCAAACCTTGGGGTTTCTATCAGCGTTGACTATCTGCTTGAAGAAATCGCAATTGCAGAAGGTTCGCTTTCAAAAGCTGTAGAATTTAAAACCAAATATGCTTGCATCAAGCAAAATGCAAGTAGTGCATGGCTTTCAACAGAAACCATTTCAAAGTGTCTTGGCGATGAAATCACTTTAGATTCACTTTCGCACAATTACGCTGTTGCCGGTCTTGACCTTTCACAGACTACGGACCTGACAAGCGCATGTGTAATTGTAGAAAAAGATGGTGTGCTGAACGTTGTTGCAAAGTTTTGGCTACCATCACAAAGAATCGATGAAGCATCTGAACGTGATGGTGTGCCTTACAGATTGTTCATTGAACGTGGGCTTCTGGAACCATCAGGTGACAACTACGTTGATTATAAAGATTGTTATAGATGGCTGTGCGATCTGGTGGAACAATATCAAATCCTTCCGTTGGTCTGCGGATATGACAGATACAGCGCACAGTATTTGATACAAGATCTTCAGGCTTTCGGATTCACCTGTGATGACGTATACCAGGGTGACAACCTTTGGGGAGTCATGCAGGAAGCAGAAGGAATGATGAAAGATGGAAAGATAAACATTGGGGACAATGATTTATTGAAGATGCACTTTCTAAACAGTGCGGTAAAAATGAGTACAGAACGAGGAAGGGGCAAACTCGTGAAGATTTCACCAACAGCGCATATTGACGGAATGGCGGCATTCCTTGACGCAATGACAGTGCGCCAGAAGCACTATGCGACTTATGGTGAACAGCTAAAGAACAAGAGGTAAGTAAATGAGCCTATTTACAGACATTTTCAGACCAAAGCAGAAAGACGAACAACAGGCGGTGCGGTCTGACATTTTTAAAACACTGACACCATACAGGCCTGCCTTCCACAATTGGCAGGGTTCTTTGTATGAGTCGGAACTTATAAGGGCAGCAATCAATGCGAAGGCAAGACACATCAGCAAATTAAAGTTTGATGTCAAGGGGTCCGCAAAGATCGGCTTACAGGCGAAGATGAAACAAGGGCCGAATCAGTGGCAGACATGGCCGCAGTTTTTAGCAAGGACATCAACCATTTTGGATGTCCACAATACTGCGTTCATTGTACCTGTCAAAGATGAATCGCTAAACACAACCGGCTATTATACAGTGCTTCCAACAAAATGTGAACTTGTCGAATACGATGATGAAATATGGCTGCGGTACAAATTCAATACCGGCGAGGTTGGAGCTGTAAGGCTGAATGAATGTGCGATTCTGACACAGCATCAGTATAAACGTGACTTTTTCGGAGAGACAAACGAAGCACTAACACCAACACTTAAGATGATTGACCTGAATAAGCAGGGAATTGAAGAAGCCATCAAGAATGGCGCAACTTTCCGCTTTTGGGCGAAGGCTTCAAACTTTACTTTCAGCGAGGATCTGAAAAAAGAAGCGGACAGATTCGGACGGCTTGCGTTTTCGCAGGATTCAGATGGGATGCTGTTGTTCCCAAACACATATACAGACGTTCACCAGTATGACAACAAGCCATTCACTGTTGAAGCGGACCAGATGGAGCAAATCAATAAAAGCGTGTTCAACTATTTTGGAGTAAATGAAGAGGTGCTTCAAAACAAAGCTTATGGTGATACATGGTCTGCGTTCTATGAAGGGTGTATAGAAGTGTTTGCTGTGGCCTTATCTGATGGCATGAGCAAGGCCATGTTTACCGAAAGGGAAAGAGCTGTTGGCAATGAAGTGATATTCACTTCCAATAGATTGCAGTACATGAGCAATGCGGACAAGTTGCAGGTTGCGGCACAGCTTGTTGACAGAGGGATATTCAGCATCAACGAAGCAAGGGAAGTGTTCAATCTTGCGCCGGTGGATGGCGGCGATATCAGAACCATCCGTGGTGAATATAAGAACGTGGATGATTTGGAAGGCGGTACACAAAATGGATAAAGGAATTGAGCTTGTAACAATAGTAAGACCAAAAAGAGAATACAGAAACATGGCTTTTGAAGTCAGAGAGGATGGCGCAGAGCCATCTTTTTTAGTAGAAGGTTATGCATCAACCTTTGAGCCTTATAAGCTCATTGAAATTGATGGGGAAGATTACAACGAAAGAATTGAACCAACTGCGTTTGACGATGCTGACATGAGTGATGTTGTGTACAGAATCGACCATGAAGGGAAAGTGTACGCAAGATCATCCGCAGGGACCATCAAGCTTGATGTTGATGAACATGGATTGCATCAGGTAACGGACCTTTCAAAGACAGAAGCAGGGCGGTCCCATTTTGAAGAGATCCAGGCAGGCAATTATCCGCAGATGTCTTTTGCGTTTACTGTTGGTGCGGATCACTATGATGCAGACACAAGAACAAGGGTCATTGACCGAATTGAAAAGGTTTTTGATATAAGTGCGGTTAGCTTTCCGGCTAATCCAACAACAGAACTTCATGTGCGTGACTATTTCAACGGAGTGATTGAAATAGAAAAGGCTGCCGAAGCGGAGCGACAGAAGGCAGAGGAAGAAAGACGGAGCGATCTTATCAAACGTGAAGAGCTTGCAAAGAAGTTAAAGGAGGCCATTGAAAAATGACTTTAGACGAACTGAAAGAAAGGCTTTCCGCAATCGATGAAGAGATTGCTTCAATCATTGCTGATCTGGATGTGCCTGCCGAAGAAGAACCGGCTGACGAAGAGAGAGCATCCACAGAAGAGCTTGAAAAGCGGTCTGAAAAGCTGATGGAAGAAAGAGAATCCATTGTGGCTGAAATCGAAAAAGCAGAAGCCAAAATTGCCGAAGAAAAAAGGGCAATGGAAAACGTTATTGCAAAGAAAGAAACAAAACCTATTGAAAAAAGAGAAGAGGTAAAAACTATGGAAATGAGAAATTCCGCAGAATACATCAATGCTTATGCAGAATTCCTGAAGTCAGGGGACGACACAGAATGTAGAAGCCTTCTTTCCGAAAACGCATCAGGCACTGTTGCTGCCCCTGAACTTGTGTATGACATCACAAAGACAGCATGGGAACGTGAAGGCATCGTAGCAAGAGTAAGAAAGGCCTATCTGAAGGGCAATCTGAAGGTTGGCTTTGAGCTGTCAGCAACCGGCGCAGTAGCACACACAGAAGGAAGCGGACAGGTAACAGAAGAAACTTTGGTTCTTGGAACTGTTGAGCTTGTAGCAAAGAGCCTTAAGAAATGGATTTCTTTGAGTGATGAAATCCTTGACCTGCGAGGGGAAGCATTCCTGAACTACATCTATGATGAAATCACTTACAGAATTGCAAAGAAGGCGGCCGATGAGCTGATTGCTAAAATCGAAGCTTGTGGTACAGCTTCCACAGCAAATTCCGTAGCGGTTCCAAAGGTAGCGGCTTCAACTGTAGGTGTTGGAACTGTTGCACAGGCAATGGCACAGCTTTCTGATGAAGCAGCCAATCCTGTTGTTATCATGAACAAAGCAACGTGGGGAACCTTCAAAGCGGCGCAGTATGCAGGTAGCTTTGATGCAGATCCATTTGAAGGGCTTGAAGTTCTGTTCAACAATTCCATCAAGGCATTCAGCGCAGCCACAACGGGCGAAACGTATGCAATTGTTGGTGACCTGGAACAGGGCGCACTGATGAACTTCCCTAATGGCGAAGAAATCAACATCAAGTTTGACGATCTGTCACAGGCTGATTATGACCTTGTTAAGGTTATCGGCAGACAGTTTGTTGGAATCGGTGTTGTTGCACCGAATGCATTCGTTAAGATCACCAAATAAAATCTGATTGATTTTTATCGGAGGCAAAAATCATGAAGAAAATCTTAATTGCTGTACCATGCATGGACATGGTTTCTGCGAGATTCGCACAGAGTCTGGCAACACTTAAAAAGGTTGGCCAATGCACAGTATCCTTCCTGATTGGTTCGTTGGTTTACGATTCAAGGAATAGTCTTGCGGCTTACGCTGTACAGATGGAAGCTGACTATATTTTATGGCTTGATTCTGACATGGTGTTTGCCGCAGACACCTTGGAACGTATGATGAAGGTGCTTGATGAACATGAAGAAATTGATGTTCTGTCTGGTCTGTTTTTCAGACGCACGGCACCATTCACACCAGTGCTGTTCAGTAAACTTGAAGAGCATGAAGGCATTGTTGAGTATGCAAACATTGAAACCATACCAGATGGGCTTTTTGAAGTTGCAGGGTGTGGTTTTGGTTGCGTTCTGATGAGGACAGATTGTCTGCTTGACATCGCCGCAAAGGAAGGAACCGGCGCATGGTTCACACCATTGCTTCATGCCGGTGAGGATTGCGCTTTTTGTATAAGGGCAAGACAAAACGGCTATTCAATATGGTGTGATCCAACCATTGAATGTGGGCATATGGGTTATGCCGCTGTAACAAAGGATTTTTATGAAGCCTCAAAAGGGGAAAGAAAATGACGGATGAACAAATACTTGCAATCTGTAAGAAAAAGTTAAGAATCACTAAAACTGCATATGACGATGAAATCACTGAATACATTGAATCTGCGCAAGCTGATTTGAGGCTTGCCGGTATTGTATGGGAATCAGTTGATGCAATTATTTTGAAAGCGATTCTAACCTATGTAGGTTTCAGCTTTGGAAAACCGAAGGATTATGACAAGCTCAAAGAATCCTATGATGAGCAGAAAGCACAATTGCAGATGGCTACAGGCTATACAGATTGGGGTGTTGGCTGATGTCAGACGTTATCAAGCTTATAAAGCAGACCATAACTTTTGATGCCTATGGACGTGAGATCGCAACAGAAACATCCACAACTGTTTTCTGTGAAGTCAATTCCATTTCGCAAAGTGAGTTTTATGCGGCGGCAGACACCGAATTGAATCCAGAGTATCGGTTTACTATCTTCTTTGGAGATTATGACGGAGAAAGCATTGTTGAATTTGACAACAAGCGTTATTCCATCTATCGGACATTCAGAAGTGACGATGATTTGGAATTGTATGTTGAAAGGAAGATTGGCGCATGACAAACATTTCCATTCAACCTGAAGAATTCGGCAAAACACTTATACAGCTTCTTGCAAAGTATGGTGGTGAAGTTTATGACATCGTTGAAGCAGAAAGCAAAAAGGCGGCAAGGGAAACTGTTGAAACAATTAAAGGTTCTGCGCCTTCTGGCGGCGAGTATGCACGTTCATGGTCCCATAAAGCGGAAAAGAATGGACGCACAAAGTACAGCGAAACTGTGTATAACAGAAAACACTATCAGTTGACGCATCTTCTGGAAGTGTCGCACCCAACAGGCGGCGGCGGGCATTATCCGAAAAATGTTGACTACACAGGAACACTTGCAAGGATAGAAGAAGAGCACGTTAATAAGTTTATGGAAGGGGTGATGGCTAAATTATGACGCTGTTAGATATCACAAATATAATTGAATCATTTGGGGTGCCTTTTTCTTACAGCCATTTTAGCAAGACACCCAATCTTCCGTATGTGGTCTATTACTATCCAAGTGAAAATGATTTTCATGCTGATGGGAGCAATTATGCCAACAGAAGGCAATTGTTCATTGAACTGTTTTCTTCCAAGAAGGATTTTGAAACGGAATCTGTTATTGAAGATAAATTGCGGTCCGCAGGTATCACATGGTATAAGCAAACGGATTTTCTGAATGATGAAAAGTTATTTCAAACAACCTATGAAAGCGAGGTTATCATAGATGGCTAACAAGGTTCAGTATGGGCTTAAAAACGTACACTATGCATCTGTAACTGTAGGCACTAATTCTGTTACCTATGGAACACCTGTTGCATGGCCTGGCGCCGTATCACTTTCATTAAGTGCTGAAGGCGACACCAACGATTTTTATGCCGACAACGTAAAGTACTTCACTGCAATTGCCAACAATGGTTATAGCGGTGATTTTGAATCTGCAATGGTTCCTGATTCCTTCAAAAAAGACATCATGGGGCAGATTGTAGGAACCGGCGCAAAGTCAGGTGTCTACTATGAAGATGCTTCTGTACAGCCAAAGGCTTTTGCTTTACTCTTTCAGTTTGAAGGGGATATAAACGCAACAAAATATGTGCTGTACAACTGCAAGATGGCAAGACCTGACATTGAATCTTCCACAACAGAAGATGGAATCGAAGTGCAGACAGTAACGGGTGAAATCACAGCTTCACCAAGAGAATTTGACCAGATCGTAAAAGCAGAATGCGCAGATACTGCGTCAACTGCATACTCTGGATGGTTCACATCTGTAGTAGAGTAACAAGAATGCCGTCCAGGGGCTTTTGCTTCTGGGCGGTTTTTTGTAATTAATCGGAGGCAAAAAGATGTTTAAGAGAGTAGAAATTGACGGAACAGAAATGGAGCTTGCCGCAAACGCTGCAACACCATTTCGCTATAAGCAGATTTTTAAGAAAGATCTGTTTGCAATTTTAGGCGATGAAAAAAGAGCAATGGAAGAAGGCATTGAATCCATTGCAGAACTTGCTTTTGTTATGGCAAAGCAAGCAGAAAAAACGAATATGAACAAGTTATCTTATGAAGAGTTTTTGAATTGGCTTGAAGGCTTTGGCCCAATGGCCTTTGTTAATTCCGCAGAAGATATACTTGATGTGTATATGGATTCCTTACAAGGGACATCCACACCCTAAAAAGAAAGAAAGACCAACCATCAGAAAGATGAACACCGGCATATTCATGCTACGGTGCAAAGAGCTTGGTCTTTCACTCGATGAATTGGAACTTATTGAATATGGGATGGTTCAGGACATGCTAATCGAAAAGAGCAATGACCAATACGAATACCCATACAAAGCAACACAAAAGGACTTTGATAGATTCTAATGGCAGGTTTAATCAAGGGCATCACCATTGAGTTTGGTGCCAATACAGAAAAACTTAATAGCGCATTAAAAAAGACGCAGGGCACGATCAATAAAACGCAGGCTGAATTAAAGCAAATCAACAATTCGCTGAAATTCAATCCAGGCAACACCACACTTCTGCGCCAGAAGTTTGAACTGTTGCAAAAGTCTGTTCAGGAAACAAGAAACAAACTGCAACAGCTCAAAGACATGCAAAGACAGATGGATGCGGCAGGTGTTGACAAGACATCTGCGCAGTATCGTGAACTGCAACGTGAGATCATCAAGGCAAAGAACCAGGTTGACAGGGCAGAAGGCGAGCTGAAAAAGTTTGGTTCTGTAGGCAAGCAACAGGTAATGGCTGTAGGTGCAAGCTTCAAGAAGGCAGGGGCACAGGCACAGGCCTTTGGCAAAAAGCTTACATCCACCATGTCAATTGCAAGCGGTCTTATGCTGTATTACGGCAAGACAGCTATTGATGCATATGTTAACCAGCAGGAACAGGAACTGAAACTTGAAAAGGTCCTTCAAAACAGATTAGGGCTTACTGAACAACAGATTCAGCAGATAAAGGACCTGACAGCGGCGCAACAGGAACAGGGCATCATAGGCGATGAAGTGCAGATGGCAGGGGCAAAGGCAATTGCCTCTAATGTTAAGCAAAAAGAATCTCTTGAAGCGTTGCTTCCGATCATGAATGATGCCATTGCTCTTAAGTATGGCTATAATGCAACAGAAGAAAATTCTGCGGCTGTCGGTCTTGCGTTCCAGAAGGCATTGAATGGGACCACCAAGGGTCTTGAAAAGTATGGCATTGTCCTAACAGATGCGGAAAAGGAAATCATGAAGAATGGAACCGAAACCGAAAAGGTTAAGGTTCTCCAAGACGCATGGGCCAGAAGCATCAAGGGCACAAACCAAGAGATGGCGCAAACTGATATAGGTAAGTATCAGCAACTGAAAAACACCTTGGGTGATTTACAGGAAGAACTTGGTGCAATTCTCTTACCTGCCCTTGCTGACGTTGTGCGGTGGGCACAAGAAAAACTGTTGCCTATCATCGAAAAGATTATAGCTTATCTGCAACAGCATCCACTGATTGCCAAGGTTGCTTTAGCGATTGCGGCAATCACTACAGTTTTGGGACCTATCATTGTTGTGATTGGTAGCATCATTTCTGCTATCGGTTCACTTATAACAATTGCATCTGCGTTAGCACCGGTGTTCGCAGGTGTCGGTGCCGCATTAAGTGGTGTTATTCTCCCTATTCTGGCGGTTGTTGCGGCAATTGCGGCGGCTATTGCTATTGGTGTACTGTTATATAAGAATTGGGACAAAATCAAAGCAACTGCAATTGCTGTTTGGAATGCTATTAAGAATGCAATCACTACAGTAGTTAATGGCATCAAGTCAACAGTAACCAGAGCATTTAACACGTTGAAGGCAACAGTGACAGCCATTTTCAATGCGGTCAAAAATGCGATTGTGTCACCGATCCGCAAGGCGGCGGACCTTGTAAAGGGAATCATCAACAAAATCAAAGGGTTCTTCAAATTCAAGGTTCATCTGCCACATATAAAATTGCCGCATTTCAGCATCAGACCAAGGGGATGGTCAATTGGTGACCTTCTGCATGGTGAAATCCCATCACTTGGAATCAATTGGTATAAGAAGGGCGGTATTTTCAATTCACCTTCTGTTATCGGTGTCGGTGAAGCAGGACCAGAAGCGGTCCTTCCTATTGACAAGCTCAATTCCATGCTGTCCGTGATGGCAGATTCTATTGTTAATGGGCTGTCAACATCAATGGCACTGCAAGGCGCAGGGGATGGCGGTACAATCTCCATTCCTATCTATCTGTATCCGAATGGGCCAAAGATGGGCGAAGAAACTGTCAAGATGTATGACAAGTATAAGAGGATTTTAGGATGATTGGAATCTATAACACGATAACAATAAATGATAATGAAATTTTCAGGGGCAATGACTTCACGTTAGAACGTGAATGGATTTATGCCGCCGAAATCGAAACTTGCACCGGCAAAAGGTGCGCAGACATTGTTGGTTGGCGGTATAAGGACCTTACTATTGAATGGGACGCATTGCCACAAGACCAATTGCAAGACATCATTGCTCTGGATGGGGCAGAAGTTGAAATGACCTTTAGTGATGAATCTAATGCAAGCGTTACAGAATCGGTTATACCTTTGGTTACAAAAGCGACAGTAACACGTTATACAGGCCCTGACGGGAACATACTTTGGAAGGGCATTGGCTTACAGGTAAGATTCATCAATGCACATAATTAGGTGATAGCATGAGCGAAATTGATGTACAAAATGCAAAACAAATAAGAGATCCAATGGATGTTCTTATCAAAATGGAAGTACCAGAGGATGTAAGCGTTGCCTATAGCGGTTATTCTTCATCAACAAAGGTTTCTGATGCAGTGCTTGATGAACGGTCATGGCCTATGCGTGTGCTTGCTGACCTCCAAGGGGATGGATTCCCTTTGAACGGTTCATGCCAATTGTATGATCCAACTGTGGAAGCATCTGCCTCCAATGGCAAGATTGGCATCCGTGGGAACGTTGGCGAAGATTTGTCAATAACAATCACAGGCGATGGCACCATCAATGGCATGTCCATCATGGCAAGCGGCACAAACACTGTTAGATTCAATGGACAAACGGCAACCATCGTAGGCGGTCAAGTCATCATTCCTGTTGGGGCTGATTCGATTACCTTGGAGTTTCCGCCATTAGAAACAGATGAACGTGTAGAAGTTTCTTTGGCAATGCCTGGAACATCAATACAGGTTAGCAATGATTCTATTATATCATGCATAGTGTCTTTGCGGTCCGATTTGAACCTTGAAGAACCAACGCTTCCAGAATCAGAAATCAACATAGAAATATATAATGATGTTGACATTTCAGAAGTAGTCGCAACGATACAAGATGATACACCTATAACTTATTCGGCAGGTTATCAAGGGGACATGAGCGAAGAACGGAGTTTTTATGTAGAAGGGCAAGTGTCTTGGGCTGATAATGTGTTGAATATTCATGCTGTTGATGCGGTCCATTTTTTGGATCAAAGCATTGACCCTGTTTTGTTCCCATCGTATTCCGGCATATATACCACAACGTATGGTATTTTTCCAACGCTGTCTTTGCTGTTCAAAAATACACCTGTTAATGTCAACGTGCCGGCCTTTGGTTATTACCATCCAAACGCTAATGTGGCGCAACGAGGCAGAAATTATAGGCTTCTGTTCCCAAGGGTTTCGTTCAGAACGATGCTTGCATTTTTAAACAATGTAATGCACATAAAGGACATTCCAAGCGACTATTCAACGAGTGGGGACGTTACAACTATTTGGTTTAGCTATGTTGATGGCGGCATCCCTCACATGGCGATTGATTACCCAACACCAGATTTTGATATATATGAAGATGATTGCGGTGAAATGTCAAAGGCTGTTGAGCCAAAGGCAGATGGTATCAACCTTTCACATAAAAGCGTTCAAGCCAACTTGGTGTCATACCCTGGCACTATTGGGTCTATTGAATGGAACTTTGAAAGTGCTTCTTATACAGATTTCACAGGTTATGCAATATCATTTATGTATTATATGCCTCGCACAAATTCTTTTACACCAGGGGCAGCGTTAGACAGGGTACTTCCGACAACAAAGCATGGGAGGTATGCGTTTAAAGCACCTAACTATGCAGAACCTGATTTAACAAAATCAATCATTTTGGTTAATGGTGCGCAGGTAAACGCAATGAGTGGTCAACTTCTTTTCGATAACGAAACACCACAAAACAGGTTTGACAAACAAACCGGCGCACTTATTTATTCAAGGGTTATTCCATGGGATGCAGCACCTGACCAATCACCAGAGACACAGGCAAAATGGTGGACACAAAAGGTTGCGAATGGCGCAATTGATAAAAATGCGACATCTGCCAATGTTGAAATATCTGGATTCCAGGCTGGCACAAATGATGTGGGCTTGGAATACGGCAAGCAAAACGGCGCATATGTGATAGATGTTGAAAGCCAATTATATGGTGAATGGTGGGTAACAAATCAAACGTTTGATGACAACAAACAATTGTACCCTAACGAAGCTTGTAAATCACTTTTGGACAGATCCAATATAAAAGGTTCGTTCACATGGAAAGGTGACCCAAGAATGCAACCAAGGGATGTTGTTAACTTCCACAGATTAGACGGAAGTGTGGAAACAATTACACTTGAAAACATCACATTGCACCATGAAGGCGGCGGCACCTACGCAGAAATAACTTACAGGAAGGGGGTTTGCTGATGGCTTGGGTAACACCTGTTACTGACAGAACAGATGGTTCTGCACTAATGATAGCAACAGACATGGACAGAATAACAGGCAATATTGCCTATTTGTTTGATTATGCGACAGCTGAAGGGCATTCCCCACAGGGCAGCACAGTAACCAAAACTTCATGGACACAAAATGACATTATAGATAAATCATTTTGGGAATCCATGCTTGTGGTGTTGTCTAACATCTGTGAAGCTGTCAATTATAATCCTGATACACAGCCAACAAATGTGATGGATTATGAAAATATAAACAACATTGAAACCATTTCTTTCAACCTGTATAACATCATTGCCAACATCAACAACATGAGTGCGTTGAACCATTGGTGCGGTGATGAATTCTATACAGGAGATAACATTAATGCAGGGGGTACATATAACTAATGGCAAATTATTTTACTGATAGATCGGTTGAATTTCCAGGCCGATACAGGTTAACGGCATCAAGTGACCCTGATGTGTATGATCTCACAAGGGAAGAAGGAACAATATACGCCACAGGAACTCCACTCAATGCCGATTATTTAAATGGGGCTTTTGATGATACCTTAAATACAGTATCAGCATATTATGTCGCCAAAGCGTTGCCAATGTATGATTTAGATACTACGGCACCGACAGGCACTACGGATGGCGATTTGTATGCAGCTATAACGGCACTTAATTGGCAAAGTGAGGTGATAGTATGATTGATATGAAAAAATTACTGACGATGATACTTGATGCGTTAAAGGCTGATTATGTTATTGCACAGGGCACAAGCGGTATATGGAAATATCGCAAATGGAATAGCGGAGTTTATGAGTGTTTTGGGACACAAACAGAGTCAATCGCGGTCAATATTTCATCACCAGGATATGGCGGTTATCGTACAAACGCATTATCTATCCCAGCGTTCCCAATTACATTCGCGGTAGCACCAACAGTAACTGCAACTGTTGGCTCAGGTTCGCAAGGTTCTTGGGTTAACAATGTTCAGCCAACAACAACAGGGGGTAGTTATTACCTATCGTCAGGGGGATCATTATCAGCATCTAACCGTAATATACAATTTCAAGTAATGGGAAGATGGAAATAAGGAGAAAACAAATGGGCACATTTATAAAATCAGCACTTATAAGGGCTATAAGGACAGTATGCCAAACAGCTGTTGCCATGATCGGTACAGCTGTTGTTTTATCTGATGTAAATTGGTGGATGGTAGCGAGTGCGTCGCTTCTTGCAGGCATCTTATCTGTTTTAACGTCTGTAGCAACAGGATTGCCGGAAGTGGACGCAGAAAACAGCTTATATATGTACTACGATGAACCAATTGACAGTGAGGTGCAAGAAGATGATAAGT